GTTTCCCGTCTTAAAAAAGAAGGTTATTGGGTTAGAGCTGTAGATCTTAAGGAACCAGAATTCTCTAAAACCGAAGCAGATGAATTTGTTGGTGGTGATCTTACAGATTATAATTTTGTTCGTGAAGTAATTGCAACCGGCAATTATTTCCATAAACCGCCTATTCAATATAGAGAACAGTTCGATGAAATTTATCAACTTGCTGCAGATATGGGTGGTGCTGGTTATATTTTTACTGGAGAAAATGATGCTTCAGTAATGCAGAACTCAGCATCTATTAACTTAAATATTCTTAAGGCTGTAGATGAGTTGAACCGGTATGTTCGATCTGATTGGTATCATGGGGCACGTTTAGGGCACATTTCCTACGAACCTATTGATACTAAAATTTTCTACAGTAGCTCAGCGTGTATGTATCCTGAACACAACCAATTAGACCCGGAGAACCCTAACTGTGAAGAAAGTTCTGCATACCCGGCCAACCCAGACAGTGAATATGGATGGGAAAAGCTCTTTAGCGAAAGGTTATACCTTGCTTATAATCGGAATAGGGGTATACCCGTTCGTATTGCACGTTTTCATAATATTTTCGGACCTGAAGGAACATGGAAAGGTGGAAGAGAAAAGGCCCCAGCAGCATTATGTAGAAAGTTTGCCGAAGCCCAATCAGGAGACACCATAGAAATATGGGGTGATGGTAAACAAACACGGTCTTTCCTATATGTTCATGAGTGTGTTGAAGGTATCCGTCGTTTAATGGAGTCGGATTTTACTGGACCGGTTAATATTGGCTCCGATGAAATGGTTTCTATTAATAAAATGGCTTATTACCTTGGTTCTATTAGTGGTAAATCAGTTTCACTTACACATAAGTTAGATGCACCTACAGGCGTTCGTGGAAGAAACAGTGATAACAAACTTATACAAGAAAAACTTGGTTGGTCACCTAACTTTAGCCTTAAAGATGGTCTTCTTTTAACGTATAGATGGATTAACGAACAAGTAAAACTTGATAAACAAGAGTCTTGAGCATATAATCGTCTACATATATGAGTAGACAAGCACTAGACTTAGATTACTTCGAAAAGGTCGTGGTTTACAAGAGTCTTACTGATGAACGTTATTTAGCATCAGTTATTGACCATGTTGAACCGCGATTCTTTACTGATAAAAGCTTTAAATCGATATTTTCGATTATTACATCATTCTTTCAAAAGAGATTTACAGTACCTAACAAAACTGAGATACTTTCTTTCTGTAATACACCTGAACTTAAACAAGACTTTAAGAGTGTTATAGGTAAGATTAAAGATATTGATAAGAACCTTAATAATGATGAGTTGTATAATAACACGGAACGATTTCTTAAAGAGAAGTCAGTGTTTCATACAATGACTGATGTTGCAACTGAGTGTTCTAAAGGTAATATCGACCCCGCATCTATTTACGATAAGTTTGAACGTTGTTGTGGTATTAATCTATCAGTAGATACCGGTTTCGATATGTTTCGTAACTATTCATTACTGTTAGATGAACTAAGAGTTGATGAACCTACTATATCTACAGGTTATCAATGGTTAGATAATAAGTTAGACGGTGGCTTCTTACAAAATGGTCGTTCTATCTATATCTTTGCAGGTGAAACTAACGTTGGTAAGTCTATTGTGTTAGGTAACCTTGCATGTAACATAGCTAAACAAGGTAAAACGGTACTATTGGTTAGTCTTGAAATGTCTGAAATGGTATATGCTAAGAGATTAGCTGGTAACCTTACGGGTATTGAAATAAACAGTCTTAGACATGAAATACCACAACTAGAAGATAGGTTACAATCTTTTGTTACTAATAATCCAACTAGTAGATTGTTAATTAAAGAGTTTCCACCTAGTACAATTACTGCAGCTCAGTTAGGTGCCTTTATTAAGAAGATAGAACAGAATGGTAACAAATTAGATGCTATTGTTCTCGACTATATTAACTTGATGCATTCAAGTATAGGTCAAAATAGTTATGAACGAGTCAAGTATGCTACAGAACAAGTACGTGCATTATCATATCAGTACAATTGCCCTGTTATTACAGCAACCCAGTTAAATAGGTCTGGTTATGATGAAGCAGACCCAGGGCTTGATACAATTGGTGAAAGTATTGGGTTAGCTATGGGTGCTGATGCTATCTTTTCCGTATATCAACAAGAAGGTGATAAGGACTTAGATATACTTAGAATGGGTGTAATGAAGAATCGATTCGGACCTAATCACGGTAATAGTGAATTTAGTATTCATTACCCTACTTTGACTATTACTGATGGAGAAAATGGTAATATCGAAAATGCTACTAATGATGTGTTAAGCGCTATGGAATTAAAAGCTAATAGTTGAAGAATAAAGGGTGGTTACTAATTATAATTATGTCTGGTAAGAGTTACATATTCACAGACTGTGATTTAGATGGTGTAGGTAGTTTATTAGTTTGTAAATGGTTAAAAGGTGATTATTCTTTTAAAGTTACAACTCATAAAAACTTTAGGGAAGATTTCCTAAAATGGATGGGTAGTAATAAAATTTCAGACTATGAAACAGTCTATATATTCGACATCAACGTTGCTGAACATAGTGATTTACTTGATCACGATAATATTGTCATTATTGATCACCATAATGGTAAGGATGGTTATGTAAGTTACAAAAAAGCATCGTTGGTGCTCGATCAATCGTACAGTTCTACTACTAAGTTAGTGTTGAAAACGTTTTTGTTACAAGATAGTTCTTTAAAAACGAAACTAACTGCCTCTAAAGCTAAACTAATTACGTTAATTGACGATTATGATAGCTATACCCTAAAACATACCGAAAGCGTTGGTCTAAATACGGTACTTTGGAGTTATACTGGTGATAGGATTAGTAAGTTTATAACAGAATTTGACAATGGGTTTATTCCATTCAGTAATTATCAGTTAAATATGATTTCAATTGCTAAAAAGAAGGTGGATGAAGCTGTTAATACATCAGACGTGTTTACTGTTACGTTACCGGTTGATGGAACTAAGAGAAAAGTAGTTTGTATTCAATGTGATCATAACATTAATGAAGTAGCTACTTCATTAATTGAATTACATAAAGCTGATATTTGTTTAGTTGTTAATTTAAAGTCAAAAGGAGTCAGTTTAAGGAAAAGTACTAAGTGTGAAGTAAATTTGAGTAAGTTAGCTGAAAAACTTTGTGATGGAGGAGGTCATTTTGATTCAGCAGGTGGTGTAATCAACGAAAAGTTTTTAAAGTTTTCAAAACTATTTACTAAAGCATGAAAATTACAAGCAATAACCCAGTAGAAAACACACACGTTAAAGAGGTAACTCATATGTTTATGGGGTTTTGCTCTTTTATTTCAATTCTACATAACAAAAAGGTAAACTTACCTAATATCTTTATAATGTTACTTAAAGATAAAAAGCTTCGAACGTTTTTCAAAGAGTTACTTGATATAGATACTGATTTTGAGTTCGTACAGATGTTTTTATTCTTTGACCCATCACTTCATAAGAGCAAATACATCATGAAGTATGTTAATAGTAAGAGGAAGAATTTGATTAATTAAGTTTAGTCATATTATTTTTTTAATGACTGAATTTGAAAAGCTAATTTATAATAAACATCTTGCTGAAACAAGATCTAACCAAGGTAAGCCTTTTAAACTCAGACAAAACTTCGATAATGTAGATGAATCTACAAAATTATATTTGACAAAGCTTGCGAACTTCTTTAACAAACATAAAAATATTAACATTAACAAATTTTTTAAGGCTCCTTTTGCAATATACAAAGACAAACCTCATTTAGGTTTAGATTTTTATCTGTCAATGAAAGCAGTTAAGTTGTACCGTGAGTATATTAACTCAATAAACAGGCAATCTCCTGATTCAGATGATGCTAAGATGAGTTTTAAACTATCAATGGAGTTTGTAATTAAGTTCTGTAAAGAAAAGAAGATAAAATTTTCTGATTATGTTAATTATAGAGAGGAAAATTCGATGAACTCTTTTTTTGAACATCTTAAACATGGAAAGATAACTCTTCTTTTTCTTTTTATGTATCCGTCTTTTGAATCTCAACTAAAAACGGTTGATGTTGAGATTAGACAACACATTCTTGGTGATACTTTCAATGATATCGCTAAAATGAGAGTAAAATTCTACAATTGCTCTGAACAAACTAAGAGCATCTTCAAGAAATTTTTTGATTCAGCTGTTAAAGTTATGGGTTGATTTAATTGCAGCTGATTCTATAATTATTTTTGTAAGGTGACGAGTGTTACCTATACGAATAAGATAAAAACTAAACTAAAACTAAAATTATGACAAACATCGCAACATTATTCGATAGTATTAGAGATAGCATGGAAAAGACCACTGGACAATCCAATCGTGGTCAGTTTCTAAGGACGGAAGTAGGCAATACTTACACTGTAAGATTGATTCCTAATGTTAAAGACCCAGCTAAGACGTTCTTCCATTATTACACTCATGGTTGGACTTCGTTTGCAACTGGACAATACATTAATCAGATCAGTCCTAATACGTGGGGTGAACGTGATCCTATTGCTGAAGCAAGGTATAGGTTGTCAAAAACTGGTTCAGAAGAAGAAAAGTCTAAGGCAGCAGCAATTATGCGTCGTGAAAACTGGATGGTCAATGTGTATGTTGTAAATGATCCTGTTAATCCTGACAATAATGGTACAATTAAGTTGTTGCGCTTTGGTAGACAGTTGCATAAGATCATTATGGAAGCTATGCAAGGTGAAGAAGCTGAAGATTTCGGTCCTCGCATCTTTGATGTAGCTAATGGCTGTGACTTCCGTGTTAAGGTTGAAAAGCAAGGTGATTATCCAACGTACGTTTCATCAAAATTCGGGTTACCTAAGACGTTGAATACTGATTATCAAGGTGGAGTTGAAGCTATTCATAACGATGCCTATGATCTTGAGTCGGTATTTACAGTAAAGTC